TCAAACAACGGACAGGTAAGTACCGGGTGGCCCACACTAGACAAGCGTTTGTTTGGTGGTATGAACAGAGGCGAGCTTAATATATTTGCAGGCGGTTCAGGCAGTGGTAAGAGTTTGTTTATGCAAAACATCAGCATTAACTGGGTACAACAAGGGTTGAATGGTGTGTTTATTACACTAGAACTTAGTGAAGAACTCTGTGCAATGCGTATGGATGCAATGGTAGCAAACACCAGCACTAAAGAAATCTTCAAAGACATGGACACACTGGAAATGAAGATTAAACTTGCAGGCAAGAAAAGCGGCAAGTTTAGAATCAAATACATGCCAGCACAAAGCAATGTTAACCAGCTTCGTAGTTACTTGAAAGAGCTACAGGTTCAAACAGGTATGAAAATTGACTTTGTTATGGTTGACTATTTGGATTTGGTTATGCCAGTTAGTGCTAAAGTAAGTCCTAATGATTTGTTTGTTAAAGACAAATATGTGTCGGAAGAACTACGTAACTTAGCAAAAGAGTTTCATATATTAATGATTACAGCATCGCAGTTGAACCGTAGTGCAGTTGAAGAAATTGAATTTGACCATTCGCATATTGCAGGCGGGTTGAGTAAGATTAATACAGCAGATAATGTGTTTGGTATCTTTACAAGTAGAGCAATGCGTGAGCGTGGACGCTATCAAATACAGTTGATGAAAACACGTAGTTCAAGTGGAGTTGGACAAAAAGTAGACTTAGAGTTTAACTTAGAAAGTTTGCGTATTACTGATCCTGGTGAAGAAGGACAAGAACGTGGTCCTGTGGAAGGCGCAGGCTCGGGCATTCTTGACAAGATCAAAACAACTTCATCTACAACTAAAGTAGAAGATACTCCTAAGGTAGGCGGGCAAATGGATAGTAGTAAACTAAAGAACATGCTGGCTGGCTTAAAGAATTAGTAATGGATGTCTACTGTTCAGCACCATGGAACGGTCTAACTGTACGTGAAGATGGCAACGTTAGAACCTGCTGTATTGGACGAACCTCATTAGGAAATCTAAATAAACAATCTCTCCAAGATATTTTAGCAAACAACAAACTAGAAGAAATAAAACAGTCTTTGCTTGACGGTCATGTACATTCAAATTGTGCAGGATGCGAACATGCTGAACAGCAAGGATTTAGTAGTATTAGACAGTACTATTTAGAGTATTATCCAGCTATTGATGTTGATAATTTAAGTATGCTGGATATACGTTGGAATAATACTTGTAATTTGTCCTGTGTATACTGCGATCCGAGATTTAGTTCTAAATGGGCCAAAGTTGCTGGAGTAGACAATGCTTCGGTTAAACGAGAATATAACGATGAACTATTAGAGTTTATTCTTGATCGAGCTGATACAGTTAGAGAAATATTATTAGTAGGCGGAGAACCGCTGTTAATGAAACCTAATCATGTATTGTTCAAACAGTTGCCTGAAAACACTCGTATTAGTATGATTACTAATCTGACCACAGACCTAGAAAGTGCTTCGTTTATTAATGATCTTCTTAAACGACCAGCAGAATGTATTCTCTGGAACATTTCTTTAGAACACACACATGAATGTTTTGAATATATTCGTAATGGTGGAAAGTGGACACAAATTGAGAAAAATTTAAAGTTTTTAAATCAGCACTGGCCTCATTCTATCTCATTTGAAATGGTTTATAATGTGTTCAGCGCACTGCAACTAGATGACACAATAAAAACGCTACATAACTATGTCAAACCTAAAATAACATTGCAAGACATTAACGGTTATAAAAATATTAATTTGTTTAATATGCCAAACGAAATACAGCAACTAGCAAAACAAAAAGTCTTAAATAGCATAGAGTTCCACAATAGTCAACATGGAATAGATGCTGAACTATATCTAATAAATGGTGCTGACCAGGTTCTAAATAAAATTGGAACAGTACAAAACGCAGTTACGCTGGAGGCATTTGAAAAAGAGTTGGATCATCTGGATAGACTTCACACACATAAATGTCGCGAAGTTTTTGTAAAGGAATACAATCTTATTAAAGGTTATTTAAAATGATTGCATACAAGCAAATCAAAGAAGTACATTTAGAAATCTCAACGTTGTGTAATGCGGCATGTCCTCAATGTCCACGAAACTTCAATGGATATACACACAACGATGGATATCCAGAAACATACATGACTCTGGAACAAGCACAAAAAATCTTTAAACCAGATTTCTTAAAACAGTTACGTAAAATTTATATCAACGGCAACTATGGTGACATTGTGATGAATCCCGATGGGCCTGCTATTGTTGAGTACTTTGCACAAACATCTCCAAGATGTTTGATTTCTGTCAGTACTAATGGCGGCGCTAGAGATAAAGAATGGTGGCAAAGACTTGCACGAGCTCGTACAAGAGTATTTTTCTGTTTAGATGGATTGGAAGATACACATCATTTGTATAGACAAAACACTCGTTATAACACTGTTATTAAGAATGCACTAACATTTATTGGTGCAGGAGGTAATGCTGTTTGGAAGTGTATTAAATTTAAACACAACGAACATCAAATTGAAGAGATGCGTCAGTTAGCAAAAGACTTTGGTTTTAAGAGGTTTGAACTAATTGATCATGGCAGAGATACCGGACCGGTGTTTAGTCCTAAAGGTGAACTAACGCACGTATTAGGAGACTACACAGGATCTACAAATTTCGAAGAATTGTTTTATAATCAGCGCAGTACAGAACGCACAGTTGAAAACATTGCTAGTAGATGGGATCCTGAAAAGGACGACTATAGTTTACACTGCGAAACACTAGAGTTTGATAGAATATACATTGCCGCCAATGGTGATATCGCTCCTTGTTGTTTTATGGGGTTTTATCCTAAGACATTTGGTGAAAATAGCTATATGCAAGCATTAAATTCACAGATATTTCCATTGATGTACAAGTATAATGCTCTACGCTATGATATTAGTGAATGTATTGAATGGTTTCAACAAATACCCACTAAGTGGAAAGAAAAGGATTATAAGTCCGGTAGATTATTAGTATGTGACGAAATTTGTGGACGTTGTAATAACGAATCATAATAAATACAACTATTAACAAAGTATGAGGATATCCCTTGCAAAAACGTACTCGTAGCTTACTAGATGAACTCAGTGAAATTTCTATCACTAAAAGTTCTAAAAAACGCGGTTATGTTATCGAATCTCGTGCAACGCATGTGATTACAGGTGCTATTAATTTAATTAATAGTATACGTGAATCATATGACGAACAAACAGCATTGGATTTAGAACGTCGCCTACTTAACAGTATTCGCGCTCAGGATTCCTCTAAATTTGCAAGAGGTATTCGGAGAGCCAGAGATGAAAATTAATGATGTAATTAAACTGGACGAGAAAATCAGCGATGATGATAAAGCTCGTATCAGAAAAGCAATGGGTCCTAACAAAGATGCCAACGTAAAGCCACTTATTAAACTAACTCCAGGTTGGGGTGATAAGGGCAGGTCAATGAAGGCAGGTTATGGCAAAATTGCTAAATCACCAGAAGAAATGGACGAAGGTTGGAAAGACTTGTGGCATGGTGGTCGAGCTGAGAAAAAGGCAGACCAGGCAAATAGAGATGCTTATTTTGCATACAAACTCGAGAAAGTTACTAAGAAGTTTGAAAAAGATGGACTCTCTCCTGAAGATGCTCGTAAGTATGCATATCGTAAAGTTTACGGTGCTCCTCAAACAGAAGCTAAACAAAAACCATATGTTTCATCGGATAGTGATGGCAAACATGTAATGACTGCTTCTGGAAAAGTTGCAAAAACATTCAAAGACATGGATTCAGCAAATGCTTATTTAAAAAAGCATTATGATGATCTCTTAAATGAAGGTCCAATCGACGCTATAAAGAATATGGGCGCAGGTATTGCAGGCGCATTTTCTGGTAAAGGTTATGATGCTGGTGTAGCTGGACGTGATTTTGAAAAAATAGCCAAGCCAGTTGCTGCCAAAGTATATAAGCAATGGGTTGCACAATGGCAAAATGATCCTGAGATGCAGTCTAAAGACACTCCACCAGAGAAAAAAGATGCACAGTTACGTGCGTTTATAGATAGATTTCGTACTAACACTCCCAAAGAAAAATGGGACGCAATGGCTGGTCAAATTAAAGGTATGGGTGCAGATGTTCGTGCCGCACAAAAGTACATTGATAAGCTAGTTAGATTAGAAATGTCAGCTACTAAAGCTCCTGAAGGTGGAGAAAAACAAGGCGGAGGTGAAGAGAAATCTGCACCTGGTATGCAAGCAACTCAGAATACTGATGCAACAAAAGTTGCAAAAGGCACAATATTTTCAATTAAACAATCAGGTGGCGGTGAAGCAATGTATCGTTGGGACGGCGGCACTTGGTCAAAACTATCTAACACTGGTAAATGGCAATCAGGTCAGATCAAAAATGATCTAGCATTTAAATTATATCTTGCCGCTGTTAAACAAGGTACAGCAATGTCTCCAATACCAGGAGATCCTAATGCAGGTGCGGCATATGTTGATCCAAATACTGGTAAAAAGGTAGATCCTGATGCACCAGCTACTCCTGCACCAGCAGGACAAGCACAAGCAGGACAAGCACAAGCACAAGGAGATGCACAAGCAGGTAGTACAACTCCTCAAGTTGATGCTAACAAAGATGGCAAAGACGATAACACCGGCGAACCAATAAAGCAAACTGATGCTAACAAAGATGGTAAAGATGATACTACTGGTGAACCGATGAAGCAAGTCGATGCTAACAAAGACGGTAAAGATGACAATACCGGCGAACCAATGAAGCCTGCAGATGATGCACAAGCACAAGGAGATGCACAAGCACAAGCTGGTGCAGTTGATCCAAAACGTCTTGAAGGTGCTAAGACAAGTATTGGTACAGCAAACAAAGCCGCAATAGACGAGCTAGCAAGACTACTAAAAATAGAGAAGGCCGCGTAATATGAAAATTAATGATTTTAAGCAAACTGAACAGCTAAAACTTATTGAAGCTAAATTCGTTCGTGGTCGTAAATTGCTCGACAATATGTGCGAAGGGTTGGATGCTGAACAGCGTCGTATCGTAGAAGGTGTTTATGCATCTGCTATTCCGTTGATGAAAGAAACAGTTATTGCAGAAGCCGCAATGACATCAGATCAAATTGCACAACTTTTTGGCAATGCAGAAAAAGCGGCTACAGCAAGTGGTTCTAATAGAACAGCACTTGGTAAAGGCAAAGATGTTACAGATGCCGCTGGCAAAATGCTTAAAGATGCGGCACTTTGGTTACAAGACACTGCACCTGTACAAGCATTTGACAACAAGTTTGAACAAGGCAAGCAAGCACTAAAAACTAAATTAGGAAACAGCGCAAGCGGTCAAAAAGTACTACAAAGTGTTGAAGCACTAGGAAATTATGCTAAAGAGAATCCAGGTAAGACTGCGTTTGCTATTGGTATTTTAACAGCAGTTGCTTCTATAGCAGGCGGACCACTAGGCGGTGCTATTGCTGGTCAGGTACTACGTGGTAGTATGGAATTAGTTAAAGGTGAAAAACTTTCAACAGCTATTGGTAAAGGTCTTAAGGCAGCCGCAATGGGCTTCTTGGCAGGTAAGGCTTTTGAAGCTATTGGCGATATATTTGGAGACTTTGTTGAAGATGTTCAGTATGGAGATCTCGGAGAATTCAGTGAAAAGGGTACACTAGTGTATAGTCACTATGGATCTGCCGATGTTGGAGGAGGTAATGTATACAGGGACTGGGTTTTTGATACAAACAAACTCAGTGGTATCTTAACACCAGACCAACAAACTGAAATTACAGATTACTTTAATACTATTCAAAAGGTAGCTAGCGATAGTATTGGAGATTCAACAGTTTCTTCCAAACAAGCTATGGAAGATATCCGAGGTATTATTAGTAAACTTGGAGATTTGACCAAACAGTATACCGAAGAAAATATTGCAAACAACCCAGGAGTTGAAGAATATCTTGAAACCGGCACAACCGGATTACTTGATAGTATTGAGCAATGGACTGACATAACATCTGCTAGTGTGCAAGGTGCAGTTACTGGTGCAGTATCTAAGGATAAAGAGTCAGGCACAGGCCCAGGATCTCCAGCAACTAAAGGTGATGAAGCGGCAATAGAAAAAGCCGCAGAAGAAAATGATGTAGAAGGCGTAGCAGTAAAAAGCAATACCGAAAGTGTTGAAATGTCTGAAGCACAAGTTCGTCAATTGTTTGTTGGTGCTAGTTATATAACAGAAAGCCGTTTAGACGAATTAGACTTTGGTGCTATTAAAGCAAAAGCTGGTCAAATAGCAAAAGCTGGTATGGCTAAAGCACAAGAAGTTGGCAAGAATATGACAACTCGTGTTACTACTAATAAACTAAACAAAGCATGGGAAAAAGCAGGTAAACCAACAGACAGTGCAGACATCATGAAGATTTTGCAAGATAATGGTGTTGAAGCTGAAGTAGCTACACAAGCATTTAAAGATACTGGTGTTGAAGCTCCACCTCCTGTAGAAAAACCAAACGTAGATGCTAATAAGTTAGCTGACTTTGTTAACTCTCTACCTGAAAAAGAAAAGGAAGAAATTAAAAAATTAGTTATTGCTCGCCAACAGGAGTTAGCAACAGCATGAAGCTAAATGAAGGCGGAAATATCTTCAAGGACGCAGACAAGAATCCTTTAACACAACGCATCAATCGTGCTGATGTTGAGCCTACAGTGCGTTGGTTAGAACAGTTAACAGGACTTAGTCTAGTAGATAACATGTTAGGTACAACTGGGCGCAAAGAAACATCAGGTGACCTAGACCTAGCAGTTGATGTAAACAAGATTGACAAAGACACACTTGTACAGGTATTGTTGAAAAAAGGTGTAGACAAAGCTGATATTAAAAAAAGCGGCGACAGTGTACATCACAAAACACCTATCAATGGCGATCCTGCTAATGGTTATGTGCAAACAGACTTTATGTTCGGTGAACCCAAATGGCAACATTTTAGCATGCAAGGCGGTGCGGAGAACAGCGAATACAAAGGCATGCATAGACAGATTCTACTAAGTAGTATCGCAAAAGCAATGGGCTACAAGTGGAGTTATAAAAATGGTCTTATGGATCGTGAGTCAAATACTACTCTGGACGGTGGTAAAAATCCGGCAGTTATTAGCAAAACACTAGGCATTCCTATTGCTAAACTAAACAGCGTAGAAGATATTATTGACTCTATCAAAGGTCGTCCAGACTATCAGCAGTTGGTTGCGGATGCTAGAGAAGCTCTAGCAAGAGATAACCTAACACTTCCTGAAAGCGCAGGCGATCATGCACCAGTTGGCACAGCCGCTTGGTTTAGGAAGTTTGTGTAATGGCACTGCTATTTGAATTTATTGACACACTGGTAGTAGAAGAAGGCCCACGTATCCAACACCCAGAGGATGCAATTTTCCAAGGTGCTGATTCAGCAAAAAAGTTACTAGATGCACTGGAGTTTGTGATTGACGATCCAGGCAGTGTTAGCATCAAGTGGGATGGCGGCGTTGCACTATTGTTTGGTAACCGTGATGGCGAGTTTGTTATAACAGACAAGTATATGCCCAACAAAGGCGTATTTCCTAACAGCCCAGAAGCATTTAAACAATATGATGTAGAACGTGGTGCAGACCGCAGTGACTTATATGAAAAGATTCAAGGCATTTGGGAAGGCTTACGTGCCGCAGTAGGTAGCACAGACGGATTGTTCAAAGGCGATCTTATGTGGTACGGCGAATTACAGCCCAACGCAAACGATCAATATGTGTTTAGACCAACCACAGTTGAATACAGAGTTCCTGCTAACAGTGATCTTGGTAAAAAAATTGCTGGCAAACGAGCAGGCATTGTTGTGCATGCATTTGATGGTCAACCTTGGGACGGCAAAACAGGACTCAGTGCAAACAGTGATGTGCTAATACTAACACCTAAGTCTGGCGTTGAATTTAAACTCAACAACCCAGTACGTTTAGTTGCCGCCGCTAATAAAGCTGTTAACACAGATGGACCAAAAGCACAAGAGTTTTTAGATGGTATGCCCAAAGTAGTACGTGCCGCAATACAGACATATATGAACAAACAGATCACAGGGCAAACCAAAGACAAAATACAGGATTGGCTGACAACTAAACTTAGTGGCAAACAGCAGATAGCAATGCTAGATCCTGAAAATGGTTATCTACTTCAAAACGCAGATGGCTTAAACGCACTATACAATGTATGGAACAGCGTCAACAATCTTAAGGTTAATATAGCCGCTCAGTTAGAAAAGCAAGTAACAGGATTTGAACAATGGAGTGGTGGCAAGCAGGAAGGCGAGGGTTTTGTGTTCAACAGTCCTGCAGGATTGGTCAAAATCGTCAATAGATCGGGCTTTGGTGCCGCTCATTTTAACAAATAAATAAATAACAGTGTAGAGCTTCACGAAGCAACTTGCGATTTTTTATCAAAATGATAAATAAATGCATAGAGCTTCATTTTCGAAGTTCGCTAATTTAAGGAGAAACAAGATGGCATCAGTTACATCAACAGGCGCAGTTACCGCAGGTAACGGCTTAGGTTCAACAACTCACGTACTTTCAGTAGCAACAGGCACAGACATGGCAGGTTGCGTAGCAGAAGCACAAAACGAAGGCTTCACAGTAGTAGCAGTTGAAGGTACAGCAAACGGCAATCACTTTGCTATCCAGGGTACTGGTACACCAAGCATCACAAATGCTGTTCTAGTTGTAACTTTCACAGCCGCTAACTAATAGCGTAACTGTAAACAGTTCAGAAAAGGGTTACTTCGGTAACCCTTTTTTTGTGGCATAAGTATCTATATGGAGAGTTATCGATTATACACGCTGGTAGATATCACTGAAACAAATGTAAGCCGAGGTTCTGGCAACGATCTAAAGCGAGATCAACAGCGTAACTTTCAGAGTCTTGTGCAAGTACTAAGTTTGCGTACACAGCCGCTAAACATCAGCATGCCAATAAGACTGATAAATGGCGATGATTATATCTCACTGACTGGAGACACATACAAATTTGGTAGTATGTACGAAGGATCACACAAAGTTTGGAGTCTAGATTTTAACATTGAGTTTGATAACTTGTTTGAAGATAACAAAGGTAACCCTGTAGGATTATTATTAGAAGACCTGAACGAAGTTCCAATTATCAATGGACTGGAAGAAACTGCTAGGTTCATATTGCCTTGTTTCTTTAGTTACGGTGTTTGTAAAAACATCGAAGTACAAAAAATTCTTAAACAGACAATTTAAAGATAATTATCAATACATATAAATAATTATTGCATAACCATTATGGCACACACAAGGCAATTCTTAAGGCACACTAGTATCAAAAAGCCCAATCAAAAGGAGAATTGTCTTGGCAACTGCAAGCATTGAAAAGAAAAGTCTGGAAGCGCATGTTGAACTCTGCGCTGAACGCTATGATGCCTTAGAGGCAAAATTGGATAATCTTGACCGACGAGTTGAAAAAATCGATACTAGTGTTGAAGAAATTAAAAAAGCCATTCATGGTTCGGCGCTCGGCGCCAACAATAACCTAATTAAAATAGGTACAGCCCTAATTACAGTATTAATCACAGCCGTTATTGGCCTTATCGTTAACCTAATAATGACCAACTAAAATGAAGATAGTAGAACTTATCAATCATATTTCTGTTGCTCTGACCAACGAAGAAGCCGACGTGCTAGCCCAGTTTACGAACAAACCCGTTGTTACAAAGAAAGATTTGAATGAACGCGAGCAGGTGCTCGCAAATCAATTAGTCGTAAAAGACATTCTAACGAGGCGAAAAACAAATGGCATTATCGAATACTGTAAGAAAGACGGTAGATCTTAAATCCATCCAATTAGCTACAGTTGACACGGTTGCGGAACTAGCCGCAATCAAAGTCGCACGATGGCAGAAACGTGAAACCGCAAGACTGCTCTCAACTCAAAGCAACAACGTTTATATCTTTCCTACCAAACGCGGATACAAAATTGGCGGGTATACTATTACAAATGCTGAAAACTATTGGGAAGTGCGTAGCAGAGGCGAATGCGAACGTTTTTCTACCAAAGCTCAGGCAGTTATTTGGACCACACTGTCACATAAAAGTAAACATACTTTAGCCAGAGAGTTTAAAGACGCCCAACGTTTAGTAGATAAGTACTTGCAAGATATTATGTATTACAAACATAGTATACGCTGTTCCAAAGATGAT